CGATCCATCGAAAAACACCTTTGGCACTTCATCGTTGTAGTCAAGACCAGAGGCATCCCGCGTGAACCCAATCCCGCAATATCCCTTTTCGTTCATCTTTATACGCGCGCGGAATGCGCCGGGGTTGTTGGTCGAAACTAATGCGGTGCGGACACCGTTGGCGTCCCATACGCCCGCGCCCTTGAACTTGATAACGCCACTATCAACAGTAACGTTTGTTCCGCTGTCCACTTCAGTCAGGTGGCCGAAATCAGTAAAGTTGTCATCCTGCCATGACTGCTGGAGCTTCAGCCGACACGTGCGACCACCAGAGCCGGGAACGTGCTCCAGCTTATCGGAGTCGGAGAGCGTCAGAGCGTCTCTGAACCAGCGCGTGCCCATCTACCTCTCCTCGGGAGCGGCCGCCGGGTTGAATTCGCCAGTGGTCGGCGGGTCGCCGATAGCGTCTCTGCGGCGGATGGCCTCAGTACGCACGCGGTCGCGCTCGACAATCATCTCGGCCGCGACTGACTTAGACACCCCCAACGCTTCTAAGTCCGCGCTTGTGACTGTTGGGGCTGTGGCGTAGCCGCCGATTATCTCAGCCTTGAAGCCAGACCCGCCGAGCACGCGATTAGAGCTATCGGTGCGCCAGTCGTCCAGAACATCCTGCGGGTCCTGCTGCGAGGGGCCAGACTCGTCCGCTATGTCGATGGCTTCCAGCAGCGCGTCACAGTAGGCCCGCAGCGTGCGGATTTTGTTGGGGTCCATGTCGGCTAGTCCTCCCACGGCCAGGGCCAGGTAATCACGGCCAGCACCAGCAGCGCGATGATGCAAACCGGCGTTATCCAGTCCGGCGTTGTTACGGCCCCCCGGTGTTAGCAGCCGGCGCGCCACCGCCCGCGTAGTGGTACGCCAGGCCGCCGCCCAGGGCGGCCAGCAGCAGCGTGGACAGCAGGCTAATCAGCACGCCGGCCACCACCTGGCGCCAGTCGATGCCGCGCGTTGCCACTGCGGCCGCGGCCTGCGTGTCGGCGGTGCATGCGTGGCGCTCCAGGTGCCGGCCCAGCTCGGTGCACGGCCGGGCCGGGTGCGCGGTGGCGTCGGCGCGGTGGTCAACCAGGCCCTGGCACGGTTGTGCGGGGTGTAGGCTCGGGGCGTTGACGTGGTCGGCCATCTGCTGGCGCAGGCCGGCCAGCTCTTCGCGGGTCTGGCCCACCAGGCCCTTGACGCTCGAAAACTCCGTGCCGCAGTCTTTGCGCAGGCCGCGCACTTCGGCCAGCAGGTCGCCAATGCGGTCGGGGGTCTGGTCAGGCATCTGCGCGTCACCTGTCAGGCTGCGACGTCCAGCCAAGCTGGCGCCGGCGCTTGTCCACGTATTTGTCCAGGTCGCTTTCGCTGGGGATGTAGCCTCGCATGTGATCGCGGAAGTCCTCCCAACGCGTTTTGGCCCGCTCGCCGGCGCTCAGCAGCACGTCGCCCAGCTGGCGGTCCTTGCGCAGCTGGTAGACCACCCACCCGCCCAGCAGCAGCGCCACGGCGCCCAGTGCCGCCCACATCACCCACGGGTGTGCCAGCAGCCAGGCGATGCCCAGGCTGGCCACGCCGGCCAGCACGAACGCCACAACGCCGACCAGGAACTTGACGCGGTAGCCTGCCGCGAACACTACGCCCAGGACGCACAGCACCGCCAGCAGGAAACACACGCCGGCAGTGATATGCATTACGCGCTGCCGGGCCGCGGCCTCGGCGGCCCGGGCGCGTTGCTCGGCGTCGACGGCGGCCGCGCGGTGCTGGGCCGCGTCGCGCTCCAGGGCGTCGGCCCTGGCGTGCTCTTTCTCGGCGTGGGCGCGCCACTCCGCGGCGCTGCGGGGCGACTTCCCCTTCTCGGGCATGCGCACGTTGGGCACGCCGGGAATGCCGCCGCGCGGGGTGCAGCCCCCGCCGGCGATCGCAGCGCCCACCAGCGCCAGCGCGCACAGTACCTCGACGCGGGTTCGGTGTGACATCACGGCTACCTCCTGATGCGATGCGTCTGCCGCACGACCTCGAGCTCGTCGCGGGCCGCCAGCTGAACGTCGACAAACGGCACGGTCTCGAGCACCTCCTCGCAGGCGTAGACCACCCCGTCCAGCTTGTAGGCGTCGCGCGTGTCGGGGCTGGTGACCAGGCCGTCGGTGACCGTGAGGATGCCGCGCCTGACTTGATGTTGCGCGTCCTCGTACCGCATCTCGGCGACGCGCCCGGGGTTCCAGACCACGTTCACGAGCGTGACCTTGTTGGCCTCGACGCCCAGCGGCCACCACTCCGCCGAGACCGTGTCGGAGATCTCCGAAGCGGCCTCGGCGAGTTCGGTGTCGGCGAAGGTGGACACGATCTACTCCCGGGACACGGGACACGTGAAGCGGGACACGCGCGCGCCCCTACTCGAAGCGGCCGACGACCTGTGCCTTGCGGATGCGGATGTCGGGCTCGCCGTCGATCTCGGCGACCACGGTCCGGGACGTCACGTCGTTGACCGTGATGCGCCGCGGCTCGCCCTTGTAGTCAACCAGGAGCTGGTCGCCTTCGGCGATCCCGTCGAGCTCGAAGCCCTCGCCGATTTTGACGAGCTCGAACTCGCGGGCCGGGTCGACCTCCGGCTCGGCGGGGCCGGTGCCGCTATCGACGTTTGGGTCGCTGACGTCCATCGCGTTCGAGGCGTAGTTGCCGGCGTCCATGTCCGGAAGCGAACCGCCTTCGCCGTCGCGATCCTCGAGACTGCCGGCGACGACCACCGGCGCGGGCGGCTCGGTGCCGATCAGCTGGCCGTCGGCGTTCACCGGCTGCCCCCAGCGATAGCCGCAGCTACCGCAGACCGCGGGCCGGAAGAACTTGTGGTGGTAGGGATAGCGCTCGCCGTTGAATTCGGCTGGGGCGCTACACTCGGGGCAAAGCAGCTCTTTCACGTCGAACTCTCCTTTCTCAAGCCGCCGAGGGGGCCGGCCCCCGGGTGAGAGACCGGCGCCCCGCACGGCGACAAAGTCATTCCTTCCCGGCCTCGCTCTCGACGAAGCGCTCGTAGAGGTCAATGTGTTCCTCGCCCAGGCGCCCGGCGCGGTCGGCTTCTTTGAGCGCCTTGACCAGCAGCTCCATGCCCGCGGTGCCTATCTCGACCTCGGCGGTGAGGTCCAGGGGCACGGGGACCTTCTTGCCGGCGTCGGGATCGAACGCCAGCACCGGCCGGCGCTGGCCACTCTCTAGATCCGTCTCGATCCGGTGGGTATCGAACATCACCGTGCCGCCGTCGGCGTCGCGGATGTTCCAGCGCGCTATCTCGTCCTCGCTGGGCGCGAGGGCCATGCGCGTGTCGCGCCGCACGCGCATGGTGGCGATGCTGCCCTTGGGGGGCAGCAGACCGATCAGCTGGAAGCGCTCGCGGAGGTGCAACTTGACCTTCATGGAAACTCTCCTCTCTCTCCCGGGGTCCGGTAGTGGCCCCCGGGGCGGCCCAGTGCCGCCCCGGGGGATTGCCTCAGTTGCCCTGGATCAGTCGACGGCCGCGAAGAACGGCACGCGATAGGTCGACCCGTTGACCGAGACGAGGAAGTACCCGTCTGCGGTCGAGTAGGTCCCGGCCGATTCCACCGCGCACGCGCTGGCAGCCTCGAACTTGATCAGGTTGACGATGTCCGGGTTCTTCCCGTCGGCCTCGACGTGGAGGATCGAGTCGAACGGGGTGGCCGTTCCGGCCCCCGCCGCCTGGCAGTCCACGTTGATCGCGCAGAACTCGCCAGTGGGGTTCGCGGAGATCTGCGCCTGCAGGCTGATGACCGACACCTGCCCGGTGTAGGTCGGCGCGCCGTCGGACTGTCCGCCGGTGGCGTAATCGTCCTCGAACTTGAAGCGGGCCGCGTAGCCGCCCTCGGTGCTGGCCAGCAGCACTCCGGACGCGCCCTTCATGCCCGCCTCGACCAGCAGAGCGCCCAGCTCGGCAACGTCGAAGCCCGAGCCGGAGTAGCACTGCACGTGCCTGGCGATCAGCGCTCCTTCCGTCTGGTCCTGCAGGTTCGAGAGGCGCATGCGGCTGGCGGGCTTGCTGGCGGTAGCCAGGCTGCAGCCGATATGCTTCTCTTCCCACTCGTCCGCGGCGGCCCAGCTCTCGGGGTTCGAGAACGTCCCGATCTTGCGGCCGTTGAGCTGGCTTTCCTTGTTGAGGGCGACCAAGACGTAGCCCTGGGTGGCCCCGGCCGCGTAGACGGCCGTGCCCATCAGCATGTCGCCGGTGGCGTTGACCGGGGTTCCGGTCGCCGCGCCGGTACCGGCGGTTCCCCCGTAGGGGTCGCCGTCGCTGTCGAACCAGACGTTCTGTCCGGCGGTGAACGCCTCGTTCTTGGCGTCGACCTTGACCACGCCCTCGACGAGGGCGCCCACCTGGTAGCCGTTACTGACGTCGGCTTCCAGTACTCCGCACAGCCCGGCGATCTCGACCACGTCGCCGCCGCTCTTGTCGGCGGACGCGGTGTAGTCGAGCACCTTGCCCGGCTGGTAGATCCTTGCCTTGGGGGCAGCTTCAACTGTCATTGCCCTGTCCTCCTATCCTTTCCGATTCAGAGAGAGCCCGGAAGGCCCCCGGTTAAGCGCCCGCCATGAACACGGCGCCGCGGTGGTCCTGCTGCGCCACGCCCACGTCCTGGTAGCCGCGGAACCCGATGCCGAGGTGCTGCGGCGGTACCCCGACCTGCTCGATGGTCGGCACGTCCACGCCGTTCAGGAACGCCAGGTCGAAGGCCGGCACGTCCTCGGGGTCGCCGAAGAGGTACCAGCCGGTGGCGCTGGCCGAAGCGTGGAAGCTGCTGTTCGAGAGGTACGGGGTGCTGAGCGGCACGTACCGCCCGGCGTGGATGTTGCGGCCAGGCTGGATCGCCGCCGCGTCGGTGGCGCCCAGGGCCGTGACGATCAGGTTCTGGCCCTTGTAGATCTCCTCGGCCGTGGTGCGCAGCTCCGACGGGACCACCAGGAACTTGGCCATGATGACCACCGGCTTGCCCTGCGGATCGGTCTGCTGCTCGAGGTACTGCACGGCCGTGCTGAGGCTGGTGGTGCTTAACGCGGTGCCCGCACCCGAACCGTAGTTGCCCTTGGCGCCGGCGAAGAAGCTGCCGGTGTTGGCCAGGATCAGCGTGAAGCCGATCTCCTCGATGGACAGGGCCGCGCCGCGGCCCATGAGCCGCGGGACTCTCAGGAACGCGCCGAGATCGTCGTTGACGATCATCTGGCGGTCCAGCTCGAAGTACCTCCCGTAGGTGTCGGCCTGCTGGGTGAAGCTCTGCTCGCCGACCTCGCCGTGCTTCAGCTCCCCGCCCACGGTCACCTTTTTGAAGACCATGTCGCTGGTCAGGCGATAGCGGGTGTGCTGCTTGAAGTCCGAGACCTGGCTGATGCCGAAGATCTTGCGGATGACCGACTCCGGCTTGCGGTATGCCTCAAGCATCACCTTGTTGGCGGTGTTGCTGAGGATGCCGGTGAGCGAGAGGGACGTGGCCGCCGCGCGGATCCAGCGGTCGGTACCCTCCTCGCGGCGCGAGAGGACCACGCCGTCCAGCGCCGCCGCCTCGGCGATCAACGCCTTGAGCGGGATGCGCCGCATGCGATTCGCGGAGTCCAGGGTCTGCGCCTGGAAGTCGCGGGTCAGCACCTCGTCGCTGACGCGCGCCTGCATGCACATGGCCGCCTCCAGCGCCCGCGCGTCGGTGGAGCCGTCGACCACCACCACACCGGCGGTAACCGGGGTCACCGCCGAGTAGCTGGCCTCCAGAACCTGCTGCTGGAACTCCTCGACGCTGGTCTCTTCGGACCGCGCGGCTGCCGCGAGAGCCTGGACCTTCTTGACCGTCTTCTCGCCCTTGCACCAGCCGGCGGCCAGCGCCCGGGTGCAGGTCGCCTCGATGCCCGCCTGGCGCACGCGCTCGGCACGCACCGCCGCGGCGGCGGCGTCCGCCGCATCCGGCGCATGGTGCTGCCCGGCCTGTACCGGCTGCGGCTGTGCCCCGCCGTCCGGATCGTCCCCGGCATCGGCGCCGGCGTCGTCGCCGCCGTCCACCCTGCCGTTATCCCCCGCGGCGGCCTCGGCCTCGAAGCCCCGCTTGAGGAGCGCGAGCTCCCCGTCGCTGAGCTGGTCGGGGTCGTAGCCGTGCGCCCGAAGCCATGTGTTGAACTCCATTCCTGATCCTCCTACGAACTGCGCGGCTACGTTGCCGCTGGTTTTGCCGTCGGCCCCGAGGGCCACGAAACTGATCTCGCGAATGACCGCACCGCGTACTACGGTGAGCGGCCCCTTGAACGTCTTGTCGTTGACCTTGACGCTGGCGCCGGCGCGGACCTCTTCGAGAATCAGCGTGGTGGGGTCGGCACCTATCGACGCCTGCCAGGGAAAGCCGTTCTTCGCGCTGTCCACCACCGTCCGCGCGGCCTCGCCGCCGCCGCTGATCACGCCGCTGGCCAGGATGCGTTTGCCCGAAACCTCGGCCTCGCCGTGCCCGACGATCTGGCTGGGATCGTGTTCCAGAAGCGCGCGGATCGGGTTGGCCATGCGCGCGGTCGACAGGTCCACCACCACCCGGCCGTACCAGTTGATCCACATCTCGCCGCCGGTGTAGCCCACCATCGTGAAGGTCGGCAGCGAGGGCTCCCCGCCCTCGACGGCCGCCGAGGCGGCGGACACCTGCACCGGCCCCTCGCCGCCGGCCACCATCCGGAACGGGCGCTGCTGGCGCTGCGCGTCGGCGGCCGAACTGCATACGAACGGTGGCAGGAAGTTGCGCATCAGAAGCTCCTCATCTCGAATTCATCGCGGCCAGTGCTTCGGCGATGGCCGCGGGGTCCACCTGCTCGGCGACCGCCTCGGCCACCCGGTCAGCCATCAACCAGCCCGCGGCCTGTATCGAACCCTCGCCGTTGGTGGCGCCGGCCGGCGCGCTGAGTTTGAGCTCGCGCACCAGGTCGTAGTCCCTGGCCAGGCGACGCAGCCCCTGCTCGGCGCTGAGGCCCTGGCGGGCCCACTCGCGCGAGAGGTTGGTGGTCAGGCTGGCCAGGCGCACCTGCTGCGCGACCGCCTCTTTGTAGGGGTCGACGTGCTCGATGCCGTCGAAGTGCCAGGTGTGAGGCTCGGTGGCGCCGGGGCGCCACTTGTTCCAGACCAGGGCCCCTGGCGTGAACTGGTAGAAGTCGTTCCAGCGCGCGTAGACGGTGGTGCAGTCCAGACCCAGCTGGTACTGCGCGCACTCGATCCACTTGAAAAATGCCTGGTGGTCCAGGCGGCCGGAACTGTAGTTGTAGCCGCTGCTGTCGCCCAGGGCGATGTTGGCAGGCTCGTACAGGCAGCGGCCCATCTCGTTCAGGATCTCGCGCTTGAACTCGCGGTACGTGGCCGCCGGCTGCTGGGCCTGCATCTGCTGCATCTTCCAGCCGGCCGGCATGGTCAGCCCCGATCCGTATTCCAGGTCGATGACGTCCAGCGGATCGATAGTCACCGGCTCGGCGCCCGGGTGATCGCTGTAGACGATCCACGAGAAGGCGGCCACGTTCTCGGCGGCGGTAAGCACTGCCAGAGTCAGCCGCCGGAGCTGCGCGCCGAGCGGCAGTGCGGGCTGGATCTCGCTCACCCCGCGGCGCTGCGCGCGCAGCGGACGGAAGCGGTGGATAATCTCGTCCGCGGGCTTCGACGTATACGAGCCCAGCGCCAGGCCCTGGTATGTGGTGATCGAGTTCGACCCGCCGGGGTGCTCGTCGAGGATGTCGTAGTTGAGCGGGTTGCCCAGTTCGTCGTACTCGATGCCGTCGTAGTAGTGGCGCCGGCGAAGCTTGTCGACCTGGCCACTGACCCGCGCGGCCTCCACGACTATCAGGTCCAGCTTGACCGGGCTGCGCAGCCGCTGGTTGACTACCATCGCCAGGAAGACCTCGCCGTCCTGCGTCTCGAGGATCTCCGCCAGCTTGAGCTTCTCGCCCAAACGGACCTCGTCGGCCCAGTCCTGCCAGCTGCGTTCCTTCGTGCGGTCGTACTCCTCGCTGCCGCCGAATTCGTTGGTATCCAGCTGCAGACGGGGGCAACGCCCGACCACGTACATCGCGCGCGTGTCCACCTGGGCGCGCAGGTAGCAGTTATTGCGCAGCTCGTACGCCGCACGGTTGCGGAGCTTGGCCCGCACCCCCGGCGAAGCGACCACGTCGCCGCTGGCCCCGGTGGCCTGCGCCCACACGTTGGCAAGCTGGTTCGAGTCGCGCGCGGCGTCGTAACTGCCATGCGCGCGGCGCATTGGCCGCACCCGCGAAAGGCGCAGCGGCCGGCCGTACTGGTCGAGGATGATGCCCCGAGACTGCGCGGCAGCCTGCACGGGCATCGGACCGGATAGAGGCATCGCCTTGACCTGCATCAGCTCTGCCCCGTCTTGGGGACCGTGCCGCCGTTATGGATGGGACTGATGCGCAGCCCGCGCGGAGTGGTGGTCGCCGTAACCAACGCCTGGCGCTGGTAGTACTCCCGCATCAAACGTAGGTCGGCCAGGTCGTGCTTCGTGAACGACCGGCCGTTGACGCTGACCTGCTCGTACTTGCTGCCGAGGATGTCTTCGATGGCCTCGTCGATGAGAGTGACCATCTCGCTCGCTGTTTTTGCCATGCTACTACATAGGCAGTTTCGGCCGGCTTCTGTAGCGGTTCGGGAATATATCGCGCCGAAGCGCAGTATACTGCGGTTTATATCACTTGGGCGAGCTCTAACCCTCACGGGTCATTTCGACGGTGTTCCAGCGCCGTCCGCAGCTGAGGCACTCCCGCCGGCGGATCACCCGGCCTGGCATCGCGCGCTTGCGGATAGGCACCGTGCGCATCCCACCGCAACCCGGACAGGCGATACCCACGCCCTCTTCCTCCGGCGCGCCCCGCTTTTCGCCGCGCACCACCGGTGCGCCGCAATGCCGGCACCTGCCGCCGTCGATGTGCCGGCAGCCGCACCGCCGGCATACGCGGGAGCCGTCCGGACCACGCTGCAGATCCGACAGCCGCAGGCTCTTGGCCATCTATCGCCGCTCCCGCGCGCGCTGGATGTCCGAAAGCCGCGTGCTCTTGCCGCCGCCGCCGGCCGCCGGCCGCCCGGCATCCAGGTACAGCCGGAAGCGCCAGGCCGCCGCCAGGCACATCACCGCGCAGTCCAGACCGTGGTTCTCGCCGCGCTTCTCGAAGTCCTCGGTGCCGTCGGGCTTCGTGACCCGCTCCTCCGCCATCATCTGGCGCATGTAGATCTCGCGGAGGTCCGCCGGCAGCCAGAGGCCCCCGACTTCACCGGGGCGCGCCAGCCGCGCGTAGAAGTCCTTCTTGAAGAACCAGGGATTGAAGACGTGCAGCTCGAGCCGGTGCTTGAGCTTGTAGCCCGTGCGCGTGACGTCGTAGGTCTTACCGCTGAACTTCAACGGCGGGAACTGCGCGCGGACCGATCCGCCCTTCGACGGGTGAAAGATGCGCGTGCCGTGCGCGTCGTTCCAGCTGGCGCAGCGCTCGATGACCTCGGCCTCGTTCACGTTCTCGTCGGGGTCGTTGTCCTGGCGCTTGTACCAGCCGGAGTCCATCAGCGCGATCCCCGCGCCCTCGCCTACCGCCAGGCTGCCCAGCGCGCCGTCGGCCGTGACCACCGGGTAGTCGCGCGTGCAGGCCCGGTAGACGCGCTGCCAGGCTTCCTCGCCGCTGGCGGCCACGTCCTCGCGCCCGGCGTCGATGAGCCACCCGGTAAAGCCCGCGCCCCAGCCCCACACCATCCAGTACTGCAGGGCCTTATGAACGTCGATGCCCGCAGTGAGGAAGCGCACGCCCTCGGGTACCTGGCCGCAAAGCCGGCCGATCTTCTTGCGCGAGACCATGAACTCGTAGGTGGGCCGGTCGCCCTTCTGGCGGTAGTTGCGGCCCAGCCACGAGTTCATGAAGTTCTGCTCGAGCTCGGCGCGGCCTTCGCTGGTCAGCCACTCCCTGGCGATCCGCGAGAAGGTCAGCTGCGAGCTCAGCACCGCCCAGAGGTGCACGCCCACGTGGCCGTGCGGGCGCCCGCCGCTGATCACCCGCCACTCGCCGCGTTCGATGATGCGGTCCTTCTGCTGCTCGCTCCAGTGCCGCTCGCACTTGCCGCACTCGTACCAGGCCAGGCCCTGCGCGTCGATCTCCTCGGGGGTGTGAAGGGCGTGGCCACGCTCGTCCTTCGGCCAGTTGATGCGCCCGGCCGGGCCGGTAACCTTGACGTGGATCTCCTCGCCCTTGACCTCGCGGGTGATGATCTCGGCCTCGCCGTCCCAGTAGAGCGCCTGGGCGGTCCTGCAGTAGGGACACTTCACGTAGTAGCGCATCTGGCAGGGCGCGGAGTTCATCTCGCGGAAGCTGTAGCCGCTTTCGACGCTGGGGGTCGTGCCCTTGACGTGCAGCTTGTCGCGCCACCAGCGCATGCGCTCGGCACCCAGCTTGATCGGGTCGCCCTCCGGCCCGGAGTGGCGCGGGTACTTCTCGAACTCGTCGTTGATGACCACCGGCACCGAGATCTCGCCCAGGTCGGTCGGCGAGCCCGCGCCGGCGAAGCGCGTCATCGCGCCGTTCGTGTAGTCCACCTGCTTGGCGCTGCGACCCCGCCCCTTCGGCGACAGGTGCGCGAGCTTCGCCGAGGCGTCCAGCACCGGCTGCAGGCGCGTGATGTTGAACCGCCTGGCAGCCGGATCGGTGGGCTGCACCAGCAATACCCGCGCCCGCCGGTAGGTGTTGGTGTAGAGCGCGAGCACGACGATCATCAGCGTCCAGCCCACCTGCGTGGACTTCACCACCGTGACCTCGCTCACGTCAGGGTTGCTGAAGAGGTCCAGGATGCCGCGCATGTAGGGCGAGTAGCGCAGGTCCAGCCGCCCGGGGATGGGTTCGCCCTCGGGGATCTCGATGTGGTCCTCGGCCCACTCGGCCAGCGACAGCTCCGGCGTGGGCTCGAGCGCCTCGCGCGCCCAGCGCTCGTACCAGCGCTCGCGCTCGCGGAGATCCTGCTCGTCCCAAACGGCAGGGGCAGAGTGGGCGGAGGGGGTCATACGATGATGAAGCCCATCGCGCGCAGATCAGCGGCCGTCAGCGACTCCACGCCCTCGGGCCACCCGAACTGCACCAACTCGGCGGGCTTCTCGCAATGGCAACCGCCGAGATGCAGGTCCCACCCGTCCCCGGTGTCATGCGCCGTGGGCACCAGCACCAGGCCGCAGTTGGTGCAGCAGAGTTTGAGCGGCGGCCAGTTGCGCGTGTGTGGTCCGGTGGAGAGCATTTCGCACAGCCGGCAACGCTCGCCGGTCTCCACGCCAGCTATGCGCACTATAACGCCGTGGCGGCACTCTTCGTGGCTCATCAGACCTCCTTCTTCTCGGCCTCGTTCCACCACACGCAGCCGCGGCAATGTGGGGCCATCTTGCGCAGCCGGGCTTCGGCCGGTGATTCGGTCGGGGGGCTGGGCCGGCCATCGGGCTCCAGTTCCTCGCCCCGGCTCGCGGCCTCTTCCTCCCGTCCCATGCGCCGCGCCACCCGGCGAAGGATCAGGTACCCGATCAGGTCCAGCTCGGTATCATCACCGGCGTATTCGCTGCCGCGGGCCACGCGCGAGAGCTTGTCGTCGATGCGCACGTTGATCTGTTCCACCTCCGAGGCCCGGCTGAAAATCCGGACTGGATCAAGCGCGCTGTTGCCGTAGGCGTGGTTCTTCTCGAGCAGCAACGCTTCGACCTCGTCGCAGACCTTTGAAATGCCCGCTTGGGCGTCAGTGGTGTTCATGCGTCCCTCCCTTCGCCGTCGCCGGCTCCACGCGATCCAGCGCAGAGATCGCAGAGCCGCTTAATCACTTCCCACCCCAGTCCCGGCAATCGCCAGCCGCACCGCCTCCGCAAAATTCGGCGCGCCGACTGCCAACGTCAGTTGCTCCAGCAGCTCCGCAAGATCCTCGCGCTCCCCGCGCTCGACGCTCAAAAACGCCTGCGCCTCGGCAAGCTGCTTCTCCTGCGCGTGGCTCCGGTCGGCAAGCATCTCGACCTTCTTTAGTGCGTGATCCAGCTGATACCGCAATAGAGACCGACTCGGCACCACTGCCGCACCGCGCTCGGCCTCTAGGGCGTTGATAGCCATCCCCACCACCTGCTCAAGTGGATGCCTATCTAGCTGGTCACCAAAACCCCCGCGTGCGAGGTGACGCCGGATCACATCGTTGGGATCGTCCCCGTCCTTTCGCTCGGCTTCTGTGTTGTAAGCCACTGGCACAATCACCGCCCCGCAATATACGCAATGCCGCACCCCGTTTTCGCCCGGGCCTCCCTCTACGAATTCCCATATTCCTCCGCATTCTGTTTCCCACGCGCCGTCGGCGTCTTCGGTCCATTCGCATGTGTGCTCGCGCTCTGTGATACGCCCCTCGGCCAGCGCGGCAGGCACCAGCGAGTTGTATATGTGATCTACCAGCAACTCGCACTCTTGCCTGCCCAACTTGATGCTTGACTCACCCGGCGGCGTCAGCACATCTACCAAGGCAACATCATCACCGCCGTCATCCTCGCCGATTGTGTACTGGCAGCGATAAGACCCTACCGCCTCTGCGATCTTCTTGCCGATATCCGCCTCCAGCGCCTTGCAGCGCGGGCAGTCGGCCTGTATTCGCGTGATCTCGTGGCTCTGTGATTCAGCGTACATCACTCCTCCTCCTGGTACAGCAGGCTCACGGCAAAGTCATGCACGGCCCAGGCCCGTTCGCTATCAGTCCCCCAATCCAATTCCCACCAGAGAGCATCGCATCTACCGTATACGCCGTTGGCAGGGCACACAGTACACGGCACCACACGTAGCGTGCGCGTGCACCCCCTTAACCGCGCCAGCCCGCACAGCGCACAATCAGTGGCCCGCCATTCATCCCACGGGACTTCTGCCGTGGCGATCTTCGCCCAGCGCACGATTGTCGCCTCTATGGCAGCCCTTAGTTTAGCGTCCATCACCAACCGCCCTTCTCGCGCTCGGCCCTCAACTCTTCAAGGAATCTCTCCCGGGCTTGGATTTCAAGTATCGCTTGCTTCGATTCGCCCTCTTTGAGCCCCCGGTCGAATTCGGCCTTGGCATGCTGCTTCAGCCACGCAATCTCGGCGTTCATCTTGTCCCACTTGGCGTAGCATGATTGTGGCAGATCGTCCGGGTAGCTGTAGCTCACTTCACACCCCTCCGCGTTTCATTCGGCAGTCCCTCCCTTCGCCGTCGCCGGCTCCACGCGATCCAGCGCGCGGTCCAGGACCTCAACCGCCGCCTGGTGATCGCCGTGCTCGGTGCTGTAGCGCAGCATCGCCCACACGCTGCGCCAGAACTCGCCGCATTCGTTTTCCTTGAGCTGCTGCATCCGCCCGCGGTAGGTCTTCCAGACGTGCTCTACCTCGCGGGCCGCGCGGATGCTGATGTCGGGCACCACCGCCATGCGCGCGGCCAGCTCGTCCAGGCCCTGCGCGCGCATCGCAGCCACGCGCGATCGGAGAGTGCTCGTGCGATCAGCCACGGCGCCGGCCCTTCTTCGGCCGGGAGTCCTCCAGCAACGGCGAGACGCCGTCGGCGAACTCCTGCAGCAGCTTGTGCATTTCCTTGCCGAGGCGCTTCTCCTCGGTCTTGTTCCTGGCTACGCGCCGCGGCCAGCTCTCGAGCCGGGCCTTCATGCCGCCCCACATCCGCCAGATTGTGGCCTCGAAGTGGTCGACCGGCGCGACCAGGCCCTTGGCCTCCTGGAACTTCAACGCGTCGTGCTCGGCGCCGATCTGGCGGCGGACCTCGAGCGCGGTCACGTTGACCTCCTTCTCGCGCTCGTGGAGTTTGCGCTCGTGCTCCTTCATCCACGGCACGCAGCGCGTGAGGTCGTAACTGCCGTCGGAGTTGCGGGGCATGTTCTTGCGCCCGTAGCGCATCACCTGCTGGCGCGCTACGCCCAGCACCGCGCAGAGTTCCTTCTGCGAGGCACGCTTCAGGACCGACTCGCGCAGCTCGACCTCGTGGCGCTTCTCGTAGCGACGCACGGCGGCGATCTCCGCGCGGGTGAGCTTCTCATTCCGGGCGCGCTTCTTGAGCGCGTCCAGGGCCGCCTCGTTCTCGGCCTTCTCGGCGATGGACTTCTCAGCCACAGCAGTGCCCCCGGTACCACGCGTCCCACTTGGCCCGCTGCTCGTCGGTCCCCACGCCGGCGCGCAGGCCATCGAGCACCGCGGCAGCGTCCGGACGCGCCCGGCGCCAGGCGTCCCGGACCGTCCGCCAGCCGGGATAGCGGTGGTCGAAGCTTCTCGTGTCGGGGCGCTCGCCCATCGTGGCGAGGTTTTTCATGAGGCCCATCAGGCCGCGCCCCCCAGCTCGGCGGCTTCGCGCGCGGCGATGTCGCGCAGCGCCCTGCCCCGCAACCCCACCGGCAGCCGGCCGGCGAGCTTGCGCAGGCGGCGGTACTTCCAGGCGGCGCGATCGCGCTCGCGCTTCGCGAGCCGTTCGGCCCGGCAGGCCCGGGCCACCGCCTGCGCCGGCCGGAACGCCCCGCGCAGGAGGCGCTTGGCGGCGTTGTGGTCGCCGAGCGTGCTCTCGCCCCCGGTGGCCACCCCCCACCGGAAAAACCCGTCCGGGTTCCGGCAGTCCCGCCAGCGCGCCGCCTTGCCCAGCCAGGAGAGCACGCAGGCCTCGTCGCGCCCCTCGTGCAGGGCCTCGGCCACCAGGTGCGGCGAGACGCCCGCCGCGGCAGTCGCCCCGGCCAGGTGGGGAGCGAGCGACCGGCCGGTGAGATCGGGCGCGGGTGATTCGGTACACACGCGCGCGCGCGCGCTTTTCCCGGTTAAGACGGCCTCCAGAGAGCAACCCCCCGTGGGGTTAGTTCTGGTTCCAGTTCCAGTTCTAGTTCCAGTTCTTAGCACCAATGTGCTGCAGGTTGGTGCAGGTTGGTGCAGATTGGTGCGGCCTGCAGCAGAGAGCTCGGTGCCGGAGGCGCACTGAGAATCGGCCGCGCCGCCGGAAGACGAGTCGCCCGTGTCGCTTGCGTCCGGAAGTGGCGCGCCATCACCACCCCCGTCAGGTGTCAGCCGGGCCTCGCGCAGCGCCGCGGAGTACTCCTCTGCCGGGGCGCTCTCCAGGAGCCGCAGTCGCTCGCCCAGGAGCCTGGTCAAGGCCTCCTCGAAGATGCGGCAGGGCACCCGGGTCATGTCCGCGAGGTCCTGGGCGTCCAGCGGTTCGCCGTGATCGTCCACCAGGTATCCGCGCAGCGAGCGATGCTCGACCGCGCTGGCCACGCGCAGGATCAGGTCCCAGGCCAGCACGTGCTCGTAGCCGTTGGGCTCGCCGCCGATCAGGCGCGCGTACTCCCGCGATGACAGGTTGTTGTTCACGGGCACCCACTTGAGCCGCGCGTATCGGCGCGTGCCGCTGCTCTCGTAGAGGTCCTTCCAGTTGCGGATGCGGTAGACAGGCTTAGCCATGGTGGAGCACCTCCGGGAATTCGTTGTGTTCGCGGCCGTCGAGCAGGCGACCGGCCTTCTTCTTGGTGACGCGGAGCATAGGGGCGGGGTCGCACTCGTCATCCGAGTGGAAGCAGCTGACGGTGCCATTCCGTCGGTCGACCATGAAGGCCGGGACCTTCTGCGCACGGCCCATGGTCGTATCGAACGCCTCTCCGTCTGCGGGAGGCCTCCACTCGCCCCATTGTTTGAAGAAGAAGTGCACACCGGCGGCGGCGCACTGGTCTCGCAGCGAGCGAACCCAACCCGGGTGCATGGGGTGGGCGCGACCACCGGACTCTCCGCCGGCGATGACCCAGTGCAAGAGGTTCGGTCTGCGGCTGGTCGTTCCCTGAGGACCATGCCCGCCGCGGTTCGCGACGTTCAACCAGGCCTGCAGGTCGACCTCCCCCAGCAGAGGCTCGGCGCTGATACCCCTGCACGCCGCCGGCACGGCCAGCAGTTCCGGGATCCGCTTGTCGGCAGCCTCCTGGTGCTCGATGCGCGACAGCTCCAACTCCTCAACGTTGACACGGTCCTTCACGGCACAGCGTCGCTTCCTCCGATGTCGTCTTGGCTCAAGGGATTCGCGGAACTGACCGATACCACGGAAGTTTGCTCGCCCGGGGACGCGCTCAGCGCGTCGGTCGGTCAGTCCGATGTCGCCGGCCCCGGGGAGGCTGCCACCTCCCCGGCCCGGGTCTCCAAACGAAGTCACGTCACACCCAAAACCGGGTGCGCAATTTGAAAAAGTGCGTGAGCTGCCATACCGCGGGCGACCCCGCCCCCCCCGGAAGGACCCGTAAACACGTGGGTTACAACAGAGGGCGAGCCTGCTACGTATCTGGGGGGCTTCCGGTCCACTGGGTCTCGCGATGGACCGACGGCGAGCGCCTCTCGACTCCCACGCGGAGCGTGGCATCCTCAAGTAAGTCGGCACCCGCATCCACGCCACCGCGCACCGCAAGCACAGGAGAGGCGCGGGGGTGTTACGCAAGCGCTCCGGGGCGTGGATTCGTATCCTCAAGTCACTCAGTTCCGATGCAGATTGAAGAGCTGCCCCTGCGCGGGCCTCGGCAGGCGCCCTGTTACGCCGGGACGCGTTGACGGCAGGTCAGGCCTCTTGGCCTCGGGCTCGGGGGGATCGTCGCACACGGGCGGCTCGAAGCCCACGGGCAGGCGTCCCTCGGCCCGGGCCTTCTCGTAGTAGCCAGGCGGCGGGACAAGCTTCCCCTCCAACAAGTCCTTGAGCCTGGTGGCCGGCGTGCGGCAGCCCTTGCGCAGGGGCTTCTCGTAGGGCACGCGGCCACGGGTCCAGACGTGCTTGTAGATCTCCACCTTGCGCCCGTCTTGGCGCTTCGACCGGTGGAAGACCCACTCCACACGAGGATCGATCCGCTCATTCAGACCGCTCTTGCGCGTGCTGGCGCAGCGGTCCCCGTAGAGCTCATCGACGGCCCGATCCAGCTCACGCCCGGTGATCTCCTCCCCACTGAGGCCGCGCAGGTACGACAGCAAACGGCCCACAGCCGCCTTGCCGTTGGGCTCGCCGTCGGCGGCGAAGGCACGGCCTTCGTTACTCACGCGGCCCTCCCCGCAGCTTGCAGACCACGCCCCGTGCCTTGACCAGGCGCTCTACGAGGCACAGCTCTCGCTCCTCGTCCCTCTCGGGAACGGCCAGCGCCTTGCAGACCTCTTCGCTCACGTGCTCAAGCGAGCGCACATAAGCCCTGAGCACGTTCAGGCTTGTCAGGTAGTCCTTCGCCGTGCGGCGCTCCTTCTCCACGAGCAGCTCAAGCCCCTCGCAGTGCATGCAGCCCTTGCCCCGATCCATGCGCCCTCCTCAGTTCCGCTCTGCCGCTACCGCTGCGATTCGCCGGCGGATGACGCCGACGATTTGGCAGACGCGGCTCTCGCTGACCCCCAAGTAATCGGCCGCCCTCTTCATGGTCCCGTGCTCCGCGTAGGCAATGAGCACGTCGCGCTCGCGCAGCGAGAGGCATACCCCCAGCTGCCTCTCAAGCCGCACGCATGCCTCGCCGTATCCCTCGAGCCCTCCCTCCACGTCCGCCGCCTCAATCGCCGGCAGCAGGAAGCACAGCGGATGCTCGATGCCCAGCACGTGCATGTTGTCGAGATAGCCCTCGATGCTGTGGACCTTGGTGATCGGGTCCTTGCGGTTGCAGCGATGCTGCATGGCAGCCCGCCAGGAATCGCGCACCCGGAAGCACACCCGCCTGGCCAGCCAGGTCTTGAACGACGATCCCTTGCCCTTCTCCCAGGTCCGCACCGCCTCGGCCATCGCCTCGTTCGCGGCACCATCGATGTCCACGCCCGGGTACTTCAGCCCGAACCGGCTCGCATGCTCGTGGGCGACCTTGTACGCGTAGGCCATGTGCGTCTCGGCCATCCGCTCGGCTTCGGCCTGCTTCACTACGTCCTCACGCGCTCAAGAGCGCCCTGCAGAGCGCCTCAGCCATCTGCACCGGCACGCTGTTGCCGATCTGCTTCACCTGCTCGCCCTTGTTGCCGCAGAAGCGATAGTCGTCTGGGAAGCTGTGCGCCCGCGCCAGCTCGCGAACCGTCAGCATCCGAAACAGGATGTCCATCAGGCACCGCTGCCCACCAGCCTCGACGACCAGCGGGCGCACCAGGCCGAAACGGTCGTCGGTGGTGATGGTGTCCAGTGGCGCTTCGACAGGGCATGCACCGCCGGTGCGGTTGTACTTGATCACGAATGGCCGACAGATGCCCATGGCCCCTTCGGTGAGGATCGTGGCCAGCGGATCGCTCACGCTGCGCGCCACACCGCCGCCGCCTTGCGGCAGGATGAACGGCTCGCACACGGCGAAGCTGTTGCCGCCGGCCAGCACGGTCTGCAGAGGATCGCCTATCGACGTCGACCGTCTGCGGTAGTCGCCGTTGACGTCCCCGTGGGCGCACTGCACCACGAAGGGCGACACCAGGCACTGCTCGGCCTTGGTCACGAAGGTCGGCAGCGGGTCCTCGGCGCTCCGGACGCGCGCGCCGTTGCGTCCGGTCTGGCCGATCCCCATCACGAAGGGCTGCACGACCCCGCCGGCGCCGTGGCTGGTCACGCTGGGCGCAGGATCGTCGACGCTGTGAGTGCGCCCGCCCTGCCCCTTGCGCTCGCCGAAGAACGGCACCACGAACGGCCGCATCAGGCCGAAGTGGTTCGCGGTGGTCTGAGTCGGAAGCGGGTCTGCGAGAGGCCCGGCCTGCTTCTGGCTCGGCCAGTTGTTCAGCTTCACCATCAGCGGCCGGATCAGCCCGATGTGGCCACCACCCGCCGTGAGCGTCGGCAGCGGCTTGTCGAGGCGGATCGGCGAGCTCGCCACTTGGCCCTCGCGCGTTCCACGCAAGAGCACCAGGAAGGGCTCCGCCCACTCGCCGAAGTACTTCTCGATCCCCGCCTCGATGCGCTTCATGGTGTTGGGCTTCAGCGGCCGCTGGACCTTCACCTTGTACCGGCGCGTGTCCTCCTTGGTGAGGAAGATGCTGTGCCCGGGGATACTCCAATCGATGATCTCGCGCGCTGGCACCCACCTCTTGGCCTGGCCATAGAGATCCTGGCCTCCGCGCTTCACGTGCGTGACGTCAGGCCAGCCCAGCCGCTTGCGGCCCCTTGTGGCCAGCAGGAAGAAGCGCCTCCTGGTCGTCGGGTCGCCGTAGTTCGCCGCGGTCAGCGTCTTCCACTCCACGCGATAGTTCAGGCTCTCCATGGCGCGGATGAAGCTCTGGAACGTATCCCCCCGTCGGCTCTTGAGCGGTTTGCCCCGCGAGTCGAGCGGCCCCCATGTAGTGAACTCGGGCACGTTCTCGATGATCACGTTGCGGACGTAGAGTTCCTGGCACCAGTGGAGGATGTGCCAGGCGCTGGCTCGGCTCTGCTCGTCGCGAGGCTTGCCCCCGCGGGCGTTGCTGTGGTGCGTGCACTCTGGCGAGGCCAGCAGCAGGTCCAGCTTGCGGCTCGGCACCGCCTTGCTGGGCTTGAGCTCGTCGATCCCCGTGCAGAAGTGCTCGGCCCAAGGGTGATTGGCGGCGTGCGTCTCGATGGCACGCTCCCAGTGGTTGACCGCCGCCACTTCCACCTTGAAGCCCATTCCCGCCGCAGCCTGCAGCAGCCCGGTCGTAGTACCCCCAGCCCCGCAGAACAGATCAGCCGCCCTGATGACCTTGCCCATCACGCCTCCTCAAACAGCCGCGCCTGGCCCTCTTCAGGCCGCAGGCAATGCGGGCTGAACCAGATCCGCTCTCGGTGAGAATTCCGGTTCTTCCTGTTGCGGGCGCCGTATCCCCCCCCTGCCTTCCACGGCACCACCTGCCAGCCGCGCGCCTCGAGCTCATCGTGCTCGCCCTCGTAGCCACAGAGGGCTATCCGCACTTTGGGCTCGTCTTCGTTGTCAATGCACCACGCGCGCACGTCGCTGGCGATGTCCCGGCTGTCGTGGTTGTAGACGACATCCCGACCGGCATCGCCGTATGGCGGGTCAAGGAACACGGCCGTGACTCCGATGTGGATCGTCGGGCTTGGCCCCAGGACGCGCATCCAGTCGCCGCAGCACACCCGCACTCGCCGGAGCCTGTGGGCCAGCGCGCAGAAATACTCCACGATGGCCTCGCAATAGCCGGCGTGAATGCCCCGACCCGAGCATCCATGATGACCGGAGACATCGGGCAACTTGCGGTGGGTGCCGGCCACGTACTTCGCGTGGACGCCCCGACCGCTCGCGCCATCGTTCCCGCTGATGTCGGGCATCTGGCGGTTGACGCCCCGCCCTCCTTTGCGAATGTCCGGCCGCTTTCTGTGCACGCCCATGTTCCCGCGCGTCAGATTCGGCCGGGCACGCCACTTTCCGTTCTTGCCCTGTGACCTCCCCGCGTGAACGCCCGCACCGCCCTGCTTGAGCAGCGGCCTCTTGCCGTTGGCGATGGCCTGCACTCCCTTCTCTCGGTGCAGATGCGGACGCGCCGACTGGGGACCTACCCGGCACCAGCAATCACCAATCCATGCCGAGATGCCCCAAACCCACCAGCCGGCGACCTTGGCGTCGTAGTAGTCGGGGTCGCTGTGCATGCGCTCGCGGAAGCCGGCCTGGTCGTGCAGCCATTGGTGCCGGGCGTGCAGGTCCGCCTCGTTTACAGGCCAGTCCGCGCAGCGGGCAACCTCCTCAGGGGCATGCAGAGACGCCCGCCAGAAGTTGGCCAGGTAGCAGTCCAAGTCGTTGACCGTCTCGTTCTTCGCCGGCCAGATCTCCGGCCGTGCCAAAAGCACAGCCAGGCTGCCCGCGAAGGGCTCGACGTAGTTGGGCACGTTGCCGAACCGTGGCCAGACGATGTGCGCGCAGCGCCGCTTGCCCCCAAACCAGGGGAACGGCGCTTTGAGGCCGCTCATCCGCTCGGCCACTACGACCACCCCCTACTCCTCGTCCTCGCCCTTCTCGGCGTCGCTCTCTATCTCGGCGATCTCGTCGACCAGGACCTCCTGCCACTCGCCGAAGCGCACCTGGTCCAGGAGGGCCATTGCCTTGCCAAGCCGTTCCTTGTTCAGCTTGACCTGCGCCGCCGTTTCCTTCTTGCGGCGTTCCAAGCGGTACTGCTGCGCGCAGAGCCGGCTGATCGGCCCGCTGAGCCTCAGCACCGCCCTGGCCCTGACCGGGTCCAGCGTCTCGCCGGTCTTCTCGTCGACGAACATGTCCATGGTCGCATGTGCCTTTGCCACGTCACTCCTCCTCCATCGGTTCGAACTCCAGCACCCAGACCCAGGGGTTCGCATCCCAGCCCCACCCGCGCTTGGCGTTTATGCTGTCCCACAGTCGCTTGAATGTGCGACGAGGGTTGCGTTCCCATGCGTCTGCCGGGCCGACGCCCCAGTAGTGCCCGCCGTTGAAGCTCTGCAGCCCCTCGGCTATCGCGTCTTCCCGGGTGATCTCCTGCAGCCGCTCAACGCGCACTTCCCGGATCCCCACGCGGTGGCGGCAGAGTGACCGGTACATGAAGCGACCGGGCTGGGCGCGCAACGGGTGCTTGCGGGCGCACAGCTTCTCCCATTCGGGTGCGGCCAATGAGATATCGAGGAAAGGCTTACCGTCGGCCAGGTAGTAGCCGCTGACCAAATGAGTGCCGGCGGGATCGTCAGGGTCGAAGCTGGTTACTTCATACGGCTCGCGCAGAAGCAGCTGGTCACGCGTCCTGCCGTAGGGACAGGTGATGCCGCGCTCTCCGTCGCCATGGACGCTGGAGTAATACCAGCGCACGGTGCCATCCTTATCGCAGACCTTTCTCCAAAGCCCGCTGTAGCCCTGGTAGTCACACCCGGCGTCTGCAACCACCACCCGCCGCGTCTGGCGCTTGCGCCCCTCCTGGTAGGCCAGGATCATCGGCGCAGACATGGTCAGGCAGCGGGGGCTCTTCAAGGCTTCTTCCTCTCAGCCATCAACTTGCCGATGAAGTCCTGAATGTCCGCCAGGCAGCCCGCGCTCCATACCGTCAAGGCGTGCGGATACAGGCAATACCTGCGCCACGCGTTCCACCAGCCGATGGTCGCCAGCGTCTCGCCGCTAAGCGCCCGCACTTCGAACTTGTCCGTCCTGCGATCCGGATCACGCGGCAGCTTCTCGATGGTGACGTAGCGGTAGGTGGCGACGGTCTTCACGGCCGCAACTCCTCCATGCCGCACCACCACTTGCGCACCTGCGCCAGGAACTCCTCGGCCAGCTGCGCCGGCGTGGCGGCAGCACTGAGCATGCCTATGATGGTCTCAAGCGCGTATGCGCGGTGCAGCCGGGCCACCCAGATCGGGAACTCCAGCGACCAGCCCTCCCCGCGGCTCTGCATCAGCAGGGCGGCTTCGCTGTCAAGCACGAAGGTATCTATGGCCGACATCATGTCCGGCGGCATGGCGCCCGACGCCTCGGCGATGAGCCCGTCGATGCGCCTGCGGGCAGCCTCCCATCCGCTGCCCACCAGCCCGGCGCGCTTGGCCGGTCGCGTCGGGTCGCCGATGTACGCCTCGTGCGCGTCGTGCAGCAGCGCGCCCAGGACGTGCTGGCGCTCGTAGTGCATGCGCTCGGCAACTCCTGCGCAGACAATCGAATGCGCCGCCACCGACCAGCCGACTGGCACCCGCCGACCGCAGACGGTCAGACCCGTCTGGCCGCTGTATCTGTTCGTCAGCGCCAGCCCGGCAGCCACGTCAGCCCACACGATGTCGCCGTGATGCGGGCTCGTAAGCGGAAACATTTTGCCGGTGAACGTCTCAATCCAGGGGCTGCTCATCCTCAGATCCTTCCCAGTACCATCCGCTGAAGAACGCACTCCGCGGCTCGAACACCGACGGCGTGTCGGTCGCCGCCGCCAGGTTGCTGCGGACCATGCGCTCCAGGATCACGCCCGCGCGGCGCAGGCTGTCCTCGTCGTACCGGTCGCCGCCGGCCAGGTCGCGCGCCACGCCGACCAGCAACATGCAGGTCCCGTCCTCGTAGCATCGCTGGTGATAGCGCATCGCCACGTGCCAGTCGGCCTGCGGGATGTTCTTGAACTGCTCCTCGATGGTGTCGCCCTCGTACACGTCACTGCTCCGCGATGGTCAGCGAGTCGATCACCTGGGCCTCGACGTCGCCGCCGAAAACCACCTCGCCCTCGACCTCGTAGTCCCCTAACTCGCAGAACAGGCACTCGCGCACCGCCTCCTTGAGCACCTCCGGCTTCACGTCGTCGGGCACGTCCATCACCAGCGCGAACTTCGGCACTGCTATCGCCCTCCCTTCCTCCGCCGGAAGCGCAGCTGCTCCCACGCCTCCCGCAGCGAGTAGCCCTCGCCCCAGGCAATGAAGAGATGCACGGCGATCAGCACCGGCGAGAACGCCGCCGCCACGCCGGCGAGCGCCAGCCCACCCAACACCGCCGCAACACGCCCGAAGCGCCGCATCAGTCCGCCACCGCCCGGCCCGCGCCCCAGCTCTCCTCCGGCACCGGTTCGGCGGCTGCCGCGGCGCGCGCGCGGTGCTCCTCGATGTCCTCGGGCGCGCAGTAGTGGCGGGTGAATATCACCACGTAGGTGGTCGCCTGGTCGGCGGTGCCGACGCGCTTGCCGTCCAGGCGCATGCCCATCAGCGTGAACCCGTGCGTGTCGGCCTCGTCGGCCCTGACCCACCGGTCGATGCCTACAGGCTCGACGTTGCACGGCCCGTCGCGGCGCGCGCAGTAGTCCTCGGTCTCGGGCAGCCAGACGATCTTCGCCCCGCAGATCCGGCACTCGACGACCTGCGCCGTGCGCCGTGGCGGTGGCTTCTTCTTGCGACGCACCATCAGTTCACCATCCCCACTCGCGACTGGCGCAGGATCTCCCGCAGCACCGGCGCATTCGCGATCATCCTGGCCTCGTCGCGCGTCTTGATGCCCTCGGCTATCACCCTGTTTCTGTCGGCGTCGACCACGCGATACCCCATCAGTTCGTTCGCCATGTTGCGGACCTCTTCGGCCCTCCACCTCAC